TGTCTAACATAGGCAAGAAAGATAGACAGTTGTGGTATTCTTACAACGGATACAAGGGTGAGGAGCTTATGCCACACACTAGAATCAAGTTTCTTTATGGTCATTTAATTGAAGAGATGGTACTAGCACTTACTAAACTTGCCGGTCACGATGTGACACACGAACAGAAGCAAGTAGAAGTACAAGGTATCAAGGGTTCAATGGACTGTAAGATTGATGGTGTACTTACTGATGTTAAGTCAGCGTCACCATATGGGTTCAAGAAATTCAAGGACGGTTCTCTAATTAACGATGACCCCTTTGGATACGTGGACCAAATCAAAGGCTATGCTCACGCAGAGAACACAACAGATGTAGGTTGGTTAGTTATGGACAAGACCAACGGACACCTGACTTATCTTAAGTATGATATGGCTGATGAATCTCAGTGGTACTGGGCTAAGCTAAACTTCTTCTCGATAGTAGAGCGTATCAAATCTATTAAGAATATAGTTAAGCTGAGCAAACCACCAAAGAGATGCTACGAACCTGTGCCTGATGGCAAGTCAGGGAATATGAAGTTGCCTGTAGGATGTAGCTACTGTGCTTACAAGTATGAATGTTGGGATGGACTTAGAACATTTATATATGCTAATGGACCGAGGTACTTAGTTGAAGTTGAGAACTTACCTAATGTAATAGAGGTAGATAAAGATGGCAACAAAGTTTCGGAGTAAGCTAGAGAAAGAATGTGCGGAAGCACTGGGCAGAGAATGGAAGTATGAACCCTGTAGGATTGCCTATACGATACGAAAGAACTACACCCCTGACTTTGTTAAGGGTAGGTATCATATAGAAGTCAAAGGGTTCTTTAGGAGTGGTGACAGACAGAAGTATAAATCAATTGCTGAGCAATTAAGTTTTGAAGGCAAGACATTAATCTTCTTGATGCCACGCCCCGACTCCAAGGTAGCCAAGGGTAATAAGATTACTTATCGACAGTGGTGTGATAAGTATGATATTAAAATATTTTCAACTAAAGAAATTAAGGAGCTTAAGAAGTGGACGAAGATAACATAAATCCTAACCATTATAAGCAGGGTAATATTGAGGTCATAGACTTTATCTTAGACCAAGATATGGATTACCTAACCGCCTCTATAACCAAGTATGTCTGCCGATGGCGATTCAAGAATGGTATAGAGGACTTAAAGAAAGCTCGATGGTTCTTAGATAAACTTATAGAACACGAGGGAGGACAGTATGGCTCTAACTTTAAATGAATTAAAAGAGCGTATTGTTAATGTAGGACTAGACCCTTGTACTCTGTGTGAGGTATTGGATATAACAACAGAAGATATCTTACACGAGTTCGAGGATAAATTAATGGACAAGAGAAAGGAGTTTGAAGATGTTGACGATAACGACTGAGAACTTTATCCTAATGATGGTAGCAATCTTAGCACTGGGGTCAGTAATGATATGGAGACACGGAGCTAGATGTTATGACAGAGGGATAACAGATGCAATACTTATGCACAGGAACGGAAGACTTAAATATAATACTTACTTAGATGACGATGGAAAGAAAATGGTAAACATCGAAATCGACCCACTGGAGGATGAATGAATCAATTACCAAACGATTACCAAAACTTCATTGCACTTAGCAGGTACGCACGATGGCTACCTGAGAAGAAGCGGAGAGAGACTTGGAAAGAAACTGTTGCTAGATACTTTGACTTTATGGAGCAACACTTAAAAGAAAATACGAACCAAGAGTTAGTACCTAAGACTAGGAAGATACTTGAGGAAGCAGTATGTAACTTAGAAGTTATGCCTAGTATGAGAGCTCTTATGACCGCAGGTCCTGCCTTAGCTAAGAATAATATAGCAGGGTACAACTGTGCTTACCTTAGTGTAGACCATCCTAAAGCATTTGATGAATGCCTATTCGTTCTGATGCACGGTACTGGAGTAGGCTTTAGTGTTGAGAGACAAGCAGTTAATAAACTACCTGAAGTCCCTACAGATATGGTAGATATAGATGATGTCATCGTAGTCCAGGATTCTAAGGAAGGGTGGCAGTCTGCATTCCGTAAGCTGATTACTTATTTATATGATGGTGAGATGCCTAAGTGGGACTTCTCTAAGGTTAGACCTAAGGGTGCTAGACTAGCTACCTTTGGTGGCAGGGCTAGTGGACCAGAGCCTCTACTTGACTTGTTTAACTTTGCT